TAGGATCGGCTTGCGGGACAAAATAAAAATTGTCCAACGCATCCTCAAAGGTCTTTTCATCCCACGGGAACGCAGGCTTACGGTTCTTTACCCAGAAGGCATCTGGATGCTCGCGGAAGCACTGCATCAGCAGTTCAAACTCTTCCGATTGCGCTTGATGCAGGCGTTTATGGACAGAGTTCAGCACCTTTTGTGCTTGCTCAATCATAGCCAGCGTAGTGCCGACCGGAGCGTCCGGCTTGCCTTCCGTCACCATGACTTCAGACGTACCACCCACGCGCATACCCGTGTCAGCCATGCTTGCAACGAGCGTCATCAAAGCGCCTGACGGCTCCTTGTATGGGACGTTCATCACTGCTTGAGTGATGGGCATACCGTTAGTTTTGACCAGTGCTGCCCCGCCAGGAGGGATGCGGAAGATGTTAGTGTTCTGCCTTGCACCCGTGTCTGCCATGAGGAAGCCGGGGAAGTTGCTGTACATGCCAGCATCAAGAAGTTCACGCCATGCAGCCGTGATTGCATTTGTCGTATTGCCAAGGATGTGCAGCAAACCAATGTCATAGAAACCCATGCCGGGGACAAAGGTGTACTTCACAAAACGCTTCTTAGCGACCGGAAGCTCGCTGTCATCTTCGTCATAGTTACGAACGATAGACAGGATTTGGCGAGATGACTCGTCAATCGTGACGATGTAAGGGATCTCCAAACCAGACGGCTTGCCCTTGTGTTTATGCTCAAAGCCGGGAAGATCAAGATCGCAATAGACCTCATAGATCAAACGATCACGATCATCGGGGTTGATGCTTTCTGCAGAAATTCCTTGCTGTTCTCTTTTCTCGCGCTGGAAGCTATCAAGATCAGGAGCTTTAGGCGTTGAGAGATCAACATCACGGTACACGCCAAGGATTTGCAGGCGCTTGACCGTGTTGGGGTTCATATAGCTGCGATGCGTAATGCGCTTGGCATTAGACAAATCAGTTGCAGCATTGTTGACAATGAGATCGTCAGCATCAACCGTTTCACTGACAGGACGATTGCGCAGCGGGCAGTAGTAGACTTTCTTGAAAGCCGTGCCGCCAAAGCCAAGCATGAACAGCATACGATCCGTGTCTGGATAATATTCTGTTGCTGTTGCTGTCAGGTAGTGATTGAGGTCTTGTTCCAAACAATTAGCAAGCTGATCGTCTTGCAATGTTGGATTGTTGTTGTCGTTGCGGACTTTAACCGGACCATCTGTCGGCAGAAGTTCGCTGCGAGCATTAGCTTGGAATCGCAATACCGCTTCAAGGAGAAGCGGGTGACGGACTTTTGACATGCCTTCTACAGGCGCGCCGTCTGCGGTTCCTTGGATGCCGGGGATTTCAATCTTCAAACCAAGAAGCTTGACGCCTTGGGTGCGATCTTCAATCCAGTCACGGCGGCTTTCAATGTCATCGCGGATGCCACGCAGCAATTCATCAGCAATCGTTGAAAGCTGATTGTCTGCAATGTCTTCAACGAGATTGCGGAACCAGTTGCTATCATCCTTCTCAGGACGATTGTCGTTGATAGGTTTGCCGTCTAAAGAAATGGTAATGGAGCCATCTGGATGTTCAATCTCCAAAATGTTTCCATTCTCATCAGTCTTGGTGTTGTCCTGACTGGCCTCAATGATTTCAATCTCTACGCCCTCGCCAGGAGTTTCCTCGTCTGGCGCGGTCTGCCGCAGATTGGGCATAAGGCCGGGTGTCATGGGCATCGTCAGGTTCCTTCAACAGGCAGCTTTTCCATCTCGTCAACGAAACGGCGAATGCCTTCTTGTGCCGCCATTGTATCGTTTTTTGCCATGATTTCATAGACGCGGACATAGTCGTAAGGTGCTTTGCCCCATACTTCCACGCGGAAATGCCCGATAGTCACCGGGGTTGCCGGCTTGATTACGTCTACGACTGCGCTTGCCAATACTTGTGCCATTTCACTCCCCTAAGAAGTCTATGCAGGGTATCAGATAGGGTAGAGAGGCGTCCACTGCTTGTTCCCACGGAATCGCAATGCTTCTTCCGTTTCGGCCCGCCATTCCTCTGGGCGTAGAATAGCACCAGTATCGCGCAAATGCCTCATTGCCATTGAAACCGTATCCACCAAGTCATCGTGCTTGCCTTTGGGAAATGTACCGACCTGATCAATGACCATGTCAGCCCACTGGAAGGCTGGGGCATAGACTAGCCCTTCCGCAAAGAGATGCTGGACAGAATAAAGCCTCGCCAGCTTGTCCTGCGACTTGGGGTCAAACATAGAGACGCCAAAGCGGGCATAGCCGTACATGCGGCGAATTTCCTGCGCCACGGAATAGCCGGCGGCTTTATTTTCAATCAGCAGCGTGTCCACTTGCAGGTCGTTGCAGCTTTGGGCGACCTTTTGGACTAGATCATGGAGTTCGTACCGGCCCTGCCATGCGTACATAAGCATGACGCGCGGTGCAACTTCCGTGTAAGTCCTTGTATAATTGAGACGTTCTCCGTCACGCATGGCGGCGTGGGTAGGGGCCATAGCGGCCACATCGCTAGAGAATACGCCCCAGATTGTCAGAGCGGACGGGTCATTTTCTGTCTTGGTAGTATAGGCGGTATCTAGGCAGGCAATGACTAGATCCATGGGCGGAAACTGTGTTCCGGGCCACATTTGCCACCAGTCTTTTTTAATAATGCCACCGCCTTTAGGTTCTGGACGCTGTTGGAGCTGACCGGCAGCCGCCCAAGGACCCAATTGCTTTTCCAGAATTGTGACTTCCCGTTCTCCAAAACGCTCCGGCCAAAGTAGGGAACCTTCACGCTCCTCAAGCTCAACCTGGGCTTCTGGCGACACCGCCATGCGATTACCGTCTTCATCGGTGGTAACAAGGCTTTCTCCATTCTCATCAAGGCCGCGCGGATCTTCCCAGCCAATGGATGTCATTGAATGCCTACGCCACTCGTAGCGCATGGGAAGGCAAAGGTGGGTCCACTCGCCGTCATCTTTGGAAGTGATATGGCCGGTCAGGTCTTCTTCTGAAAGCCTCTGTTGGATGACCACGAAGGCACCCGTTTTAGGGTCATTGAGGCGTGTGGAAAGCGCGGAGTCCCACCATTCAATGGTGGCAGCAATCGTTGCTTCCGAAAAGGCTTCTTGCGCCGCGTTTGGGTCATCAACCACGATAATCGAACCGCCTTCACCCGTAAGCGCGGACCCAACCGAAGTAGAAAGACGGGAACCGTTCTTATCATTGTCAAACCTTGTCTTGGTGTTTTGGTCACCGGTAAGACGGAATCTGTCACCCCATAGGGACTGATACCACGGGCTTTCAATGAGGCGGCGGCATTTCACGCTGTCGCGTAGCGAAAGCTGCTGGGCGTATGATGCATGAAGGAACTGCACCCCAGGGCCGGAGGTGGGACCCCAGAACTTCTCCGGTTGGCACCAGACCCAAGCCGGAAATGCGACTGAAGTTAGCGATGACTTGGCGCAGCGTGGTGGAATGTTGATGATTAGGCGCTTAATCTCACCATCTGCGACTGCTTGCAGGTGTTCAGCCACCGCTTCAACCGGCCAGCCGTCTGTGAACTCGCTGGAGTCGATGTAGCGCCATGAGTGTTTGAGGAAAGTGTAGAGGTTATCTTCGCAATCGGCGCGGTCTAGTTCGCGCAGGGTTGCTTCAACGTCTACGTTTTTACCATCCAGATCAAATAGGCTCACTTTGGTTTCCCCGGTATAGGCATCCAGTGTGTGGGATAGAGCATATCAAAGTTGTCGAACCAGCCTTCTCTACCGTCATATGCTTGGTCTACCCACCGCGCCACGGCAAAGAAATCGTTGTAAGCTTCTAAATGGTGGCTAGGGCAAAAAACCAAAACCTCACGCCCGTCTTTTGGCGCGGTATTAATCGGCCACCAACGTCCTTCGTCTGCGCGGCGGACCATATTCTCTAATATGGCACTGAGTTCGTCTTCATCTTCTAGGTATAATGGATCAGATAGTTTCATTGTGGCCCCCCACTTTGGGTCACTAATATAACCGCGCCAGTGAATTTGTGCTATATTATATAAAGCAGGAGGGGATGCCATGCTTACTAGACGATTTGTACTTACCGGCTTGATAGCCGCGCCAGCCGTTATAGCTGCGGATAAACTCATGCCAGTTCACTCACTACCAAAACCATATGCCACTGTGTGGGGCGTAGGCTGGGACCTTGAAGTTGTTGAGCATGTGGTTTGGACCCAGCAGGATGCCCTGCGTTTTGCCAATTTCAGTTATGGTGGCATCAACAAGTTCCGTGAAATTACGGACATTGTTTATGGCTTCAAGATGCCGCCATTGCCTACAGTCAAGCATCACATTTACCAAATGCCTGATCCTATGGTGCGGTTTGACCGTCCGGTAGATGACAGCCGTGGACTGACCAACATAACGACCTATGGTCAGTTGAATGCTTGGCGTGAAAGTCTGCGGCCTGATCTTGATGGACGCCTGAGCGTTGAATGGATTCAGGAACAGATTAAAGCTGAACGTAAAATCTTAGGCTCCTAAGTAATGCAGGCGTAGTTAAACGGTAGAACATCTGGCTTCCATCCAGAGGACAGGGGTTCGACTCCCCTCGCCTGCTCCATTATTGAACAGTTCAACAATGTTTCACGTGAAACACGGGGGATCACATGGAATGGCAACCAATAGAAACCGCGCCAAAGGATGGAACGCATTTCCTTTCCACATCGCAGTATTTGGAAGGTGAAATCTTCATTTGCACGTGGAAAGACAAAACGCTTGTTCACAGCACTGGCAAAGAACATCACGTTGGCTGGTGGCTGGTTGGGATACCAAAGCGGTATTATGCTGGCTGGGGTCCACTGTATATGCCAATAAAAATGGATGATCTTATGCCTACCCACTGGATGCCTTTGCCTCCCCCGCCAACAGATGAACAGGAGTGGGACTGATGGATGATCTTGTGAAGCGGCTGCGCAAAGAGAACGGAGGTTATTACCTTGAACGCCTTGCGCTTGAAGCCGCTGACCGCATTGAAGCGCTGGAAGCGGCGTTGCGTCATTGCGCCAATGCAATTGCTGAACTTGAAAAGTGTAAGTCAGAAGAAGAAAGAGAATACCGCTTGGTATTTGGTCTTGAAGGATTTTTGTTTGGAGCATTGGACAATGCCCGCGCTGCACTAGGGGAGAAAGCTGATGGATGACTGGAACTCTATAGAAACCGCGCCAAAAGACGGCAAATGGCTTTGGATGTTTGGCAATAGCAAATGCGGTGTCGTTTGGTGTGTTGCAAACTGGCGTGGCAACAACTGGTGTATGCCAGATGGTGAAGTAATTGAACCGCTAGAATGGAAGCCGCTTCCAGATGGATATGATCCGTATATAGCTCGTAAACATGAGGAAGCTAATGGACAGGACTGATGAACTGCTGGACCGGATTGCAGCCCTTGAACTGCGGGTAGCCCAACTAGAGGCTAGGCCGCAGCCTGCCCAAACCATCAGCCATGGCGGCATGTGGGCATGGCCGTGGAATACAGGGTTGTCCCAAATGACCGGGGCTATTGGGACAAATGTTTCACGTGAAACACCGCTTCGCAGCCATCACTCCGTTCCTGCTAAGGGACCCAATGGCGCTGCGGGACCCATTGGCTCCGCTAAAAACCCGCTAATTGTCAAAGACCGATAGGGGACCCAAATGAGGTGTGTCCGCTGCGAGGGACCCGTCCGTACTAAGAACAACAAACCCTACTGCAACCACTGCGGGACCCAACCACCATGGGACAGATCAGGGACCCACATCCTCGGCAGGGACCCAGACCAAATAGCCGCCATTACCGGAAATGTCGGAGTTGTCCGGGTCATAACGCCGACAAATACCGACAATGTTTCACGTGAAACAAAACCACCATGGGAGTAGGCAAAACCCCGGTTTTGTGGCATAGTATCCGGGTTGGGAGCTTGCGCATCGGGCGTCCCAGCCATGGATCTTCTCCAGATCAGAAAGCCTCGTCAGGGACCCGCAACCCTCTGGCGGGGCTTTTTCTATGGCAAGGCCCCAATAGGGGAGGTACACACCTATAGGTAATCAGGGAACCCATACATAGGATAGTAAGATAGATACTATCCATCACAGGGGACCCATGGCAGGGGGGGGAGGACCCAATGTTTCACGTGAAACACTGCCAGCCCAATTGGCGCAAAAATGGCCCGATAACGTTTGGGGGCTTGCGGAACCGTAAGCGGGGATACCCTTTATATAGCGGGGGTACGGTCGGTCGCCTTGGCGGGACCCTGGCGGCGGGTTTCAGTTCTCGGCGTCCTTCCTGGCTGCGATCAACAACTGGCGCAGGCTGTCGCGCTGTGACGGATCAAGCGCGCGCGCGTCGAGTTGCAACGTATTGTTATTGATAGTTACTTCAGCGCCTTGCATCGGCTTGTCAGCAAGCCGCAAGTTATACTTCCCTGCCATGCGCATGCGCGTTTCAATGCGTAGCTTGGCGCGGGCGATAGCGGCGTTGTTCACAATGGGATTGCCATCATCATCGAATAGCAGATCACGCGAGTCGTCGTCTGCAATGCATAGCGCGGAGTCGAGTAGCACCGCTCCCATGTTCTCGCGCGCGCGTGAATAGCCATCGGCGAAAGAAGGGCTTTCTTTCATATGTTCATAAACCGTTGCTGGTGCTGGCATATGGTCTAATGAGCATATGCTAGCTACGCTTTGACCATTGCTAATACGGTTTAGTATCTCTTGCTCTATAGTCTCATTCCATCTAAAGCGGGGCTTGGCTCTATATAGCTCAATAGCTCTATTGGCTTTAGCGTGTAGCTCTTGCCATGCTAGCTTTTCCTCGCTTGCTTGCTCTTGCCATTGGGCTTTCAGTCTCTCGGCTTTCTTAGCGGCTTTCTCTTGCGCCTTATCGCTATCGCTTGCGCTAGGCTTTCCCGCCTTGCTGGTATCGCTTGCCATTGCTTGTCCCTTAGCTTTCAAAGCCCCGCCAATGCAATTGCTAGGCTTAAGCTATGATCAGCAACGCAAGGCAATGACTCCCCATAAACACACTATAGCACCAAACCTGGTAAAACGCACCAAAATGGTTTTCACAACGCACAAAAAAGCCCCGCGCTAAACGGGGCTTGATTGCTTGGCTTTACGTGGCTTAGGCCTTTTCCAATAGCTCCACAAAATATTGCTCTAAGACTCTCACATTGTTTAGTGAAGCGACTAGATTGCAATATTCCAAAAGCCCCGCGCAAAATAGGAATTGCTCACTAGCGGCTTGCCATT